AAGCCAACAAACAGCGATAGAGCGCCGTTCCAGACAAATGCTAAGTCCACGGTCAACACTTCCACTTCCGTAAAGATTTGTTGATACGGCTGTTCGGGTCGTTAGCAGTCTTGGCGGAAGTCAGCTTCTTCTTCATACCGGACATCCGGGCACAGAATGACTTCTTCCTTGAGCCGCCTTCTGGCTGCGGCGCTTTCAACCCTGGCTTACCCGGATTGGCTTTGTTGTAGGAGGCGCGACCCTTGGCGTTCAAGCCGCCTTCAGGGTTCTTGCCTTCCTTACGCTGCCAAGCCGGACTCTTAGCCATAGAACACCGTTACGTTTGCGCCAACACTGGTCACAACAGTCAGGTTCGACTTGCAGATGATCCCCTGATCAGGGATGTTCAGCGGAGTAACGCCTGCTACACCGGGCGCTGTGAACACCACCAGATTGGAAGCGCCATCTTTGATCTGCACCGTCGCCGTTGTGCCGTACTGAATCAAGCCGCCCTTCAAACGGGTGCGGCCTTCCAGTACTACAGTCGTGGCGTTGGCCGGACATATACCCGGCCGTACGTCTGATTGCATAGCCATAATGGCCCCCTATTAGTTGTTCTGCTGACCAAAGAGGGGATCAGTGACGTAGTAAGTAATGTAACCAGCAACATCACCCACCGCCGAGCTTGCGCTCTCTGAAGTAACAGTAAAGTTCTTAGATGCGCTGCCAACAGTGCCGATGCCTGCGCCTGCGCCGGTAGCACCAGGAGTCACAGTCTTAGCCGAAGTCGCCGCCAAAGCAGACACATAGAACGCAGCGTTCGAAGTCGCACCGTCAATAGTGGTGTAGCCGACATTCATCGTGCCGCTGGTCAGGCCGTTGGTGATGATTACCGATGTGACAACAGCATTAGCAGGGAGAATTACAGGGACGGTAGAGCCAGAAGCAACAACAACGTTGCCGGCAACTGCCGCGTTAGCAACATAGAAAGTTGCTGCCATGACGCCGGTGCCACAGTAGGCTTGGCGAGTGTTATCACCGCCGCCCGAACGCCAAATGGATTGGGTAGTAGATACAGCCATCGAATTGTCCTCACATGCGAGTTAGGTGGGGCAATCTGCATGTCGTCAGCCGGGACTGTTTGCCTCACCGGGTTTCCCGGGGTTACTGCGTTATAGCATAAATCTATGAAAAAAGGGGGGTTTTTAACCCCCCTTCTATCAAGCACCTTGGGATGCGAACATACCAAGTGGATCCGACCAGCCGAACGAATAACGCTCACGAGCCTTATAACGTACGTTACCTGTGTCGAAATCGCCGTCCATCGAGTTCTGCAACGGAATACGAACAAAGTGCTTCATGCCGTTAGGAACATCAGTGGTCAGGAACCATGCGTTCGTATCGGTCAAGAAGTGGTTGATCGTATAGCCTTCCGGGATCGAACCGTTGTTAACGATCGCGTTCACGTCGTTGTCATTGGTTCCCGGACGGAGTTGAGTCTCCAGCAGACGGGTGGCCACAAACTGGAGTGCCGGTGGCACGATCAGCTTGCGGGGACGTGCGGCGATCAGCAGACCACGTTCGTCAGTCCAAGCTGCGATCTGGATGACTGCGTTTTCCAACGCGGTTTCCGAAAGGTCAACTTGGGTCGACGGTGTGTTGCTGTTGGTGCCGCCGGATACCAGCGGGTGGGCTGTGCTGAACAGAGCAACGCCGTCGCCACCAGGATAGGTGGACGAGAAGCCGTTGTTCAGAACTGCCGCCGCCTTCACCTGCTTGGTGTAGGACATCGCACGAGCCAGCGCCTTGGTATAACGAGCCGAAAGGCTGTCATACAGGTTATCTTCGATGGCCTCTTCGGTCAGCGAGAAACCCAGAGCGATGGTTTCGTGGTTGTATCGTGCGGTCCAAGCTTCCTGGCCGTTGTCGTACCGGATCGCAGAACCTTCGTTCTTGACCGGTGCAGCACTAAAGCCAGAGAGCTTGGTCTCTTCTTCGAAGGAACGCTCAGAGGTCTCGGTTTCGTAGATCTCTTTGTGTTCTTCACCATAACGAGCGTACTCCATGCCGAACAGGGCGTTCAGGCCAGGCAGTAGCTCTTTCAGTAGTTGTGCGCGTGAAATAGCCATGTCTTACTCCTTAAACACCAGTCGGGTTCAGATACGCATGACCACCAGTTACCACTGAGGTAACAGTGTTCGATGTGTTCGTGAACGTGGAAACAATGTACGGTGCGTTGAATTTGCAAATGAACTCGCAATAGCCGTTAGCGCTATTGGAAGTGTCAGGAACAATATCAACCACACGGATTGGCAGAGATGCAGTCGTGGCAAACGTCGTGCCGTTGATTGCGACCTGCGAATCACCCGTAGTGTTCGAGCCGTTGTTCTGAACCAGCGCCGCGTTCAAACCGATCTGCTCCGAGCTATAGAAAGCCACGGTAGTACCAGCCGAAACAGCAGCAACCTTAAACAGAACGTCCGGATCATCCACTATGTACGCCTGGATGTCGTCAGCAGCCGTGCCACCAGCGTAGTACTGGTAGTTCAGCTTCTGTTTGGTTGATGGGTTGGTGTAAGTGCAACCCAAGAAGATGCCAACCGGTGTTGCTGTAGTCGTGCCAGTGTCTTTGACAATCGTGCCATCGGCATTGATCTTGACTACATCGCCATAGTAGATGCTAGTAGCGTAGCCGCTAGCAATACGGAATAGGCGAGTCGAACCGGCGTACACCTGACCGCCGATCAAATTGATCGGCTGAAGCCCATAAGGCTTCGATACAGTAGGATATGCCATTGATAACTCCAATAAGTTTAACCGCCGCCCTTCGTGGTCGAGGAACTCGACTCTTTGAATAACGGCATACGTGGGTCATTTTGACGCATTAGGTTGTTGTCCACCGCTCTGATTTGCTGTTCCGATTGAGCTAGGTAATGTTGATTACGCTGCTCGGCCAGCTCTTCAGGCGTCTTGCACAACAACACGTCGCCGACTTGGACACAGTCTTTCCACCGGCCCTCGCCATTGACTAGCAGTGCATATTGCGGCTGCTCCTCGACCTTCACCGGCTCCCAACCTTCTCTTATCTTGGAAGAGATGTTGCGGGCGTCGGACTGTCCTCCGAGCAAAACGCGAATCCAACGGTACTTGTAACCCGGTTGCTTATCTGGTTCTGGCAGAAGCTCCGGCGGCCTCCACTGCTGGGGACGCTGCGTTTGGTTACGACTCTCTGTACTACGGGGCATACGATTCTCAGCCATTTCTCGCCTCCAATTTTTGCATTTCCTGCACGTATTTTTCCAACGGTACGCCAAGTTTCTTTGCCATGGCGACTGCGGACTGCTTGACTGTGATCTTTTTGGACCCAGTGCTGCGCGTTGCAGGCGCTACTACCGGAGCAGGCTTCTCTCGCTGGGGTTTTGCCTCCTGCTTAGAGCCTTGAGGTTCAGCTTCCTCCTCGTCTGCAAAATGCTCTGGGAACCGACGACGCATAGTTTCGTCGACCTTGTGCCAGTATTCATCAGTGGACGGATATGCCGTGCCGTACTGACTGACCAACTTCTGATGCAAGCCCAGAGCCAAGCTGGTCATTTCTTCGTCCTTACCGAACCATTGATTGCGCTCTTGCCACGCTATCGTCTTTTGGTCAGGACGAGGTACTGTATTGGCAACAGCTTGTACAGGAACTTCTTCCTCTTGTCTAGACGGAACAAATTCTGACACCCGCTGTAATTTGTACTGCGCTCTGTTCAGCTTCTCCTGCGCCTGAAGGATCTGTTCAGAGTCACCCAAGTCATAGGCTTCCTTGAACTCCTTCTTGGCCGACTCAAACTCTAGCTCTGCCGCCGATTTAGCCGTAGCTACATACGCCTGCTCACCAGAACTCAGCCTGCTTTTCAGCGAGTTGTTCTCTTCCATCAACCGCTTGGCATAAGCAAGAGCCTCCTGCTGCTCCCGTAACGCTTGATCTTTCTCACGGCGCTCGTCGTTCCAGACCTTCTTTAGCTGTTTGAGCTTGGTCTTTACTTCCTCCGAGTATTCCTCCAGCTCGTCAGACTCCAGCTTCTCAACGATCTCCTTGGGCATCGGCTGGCGGCCCCTGTCCTCCGGCGGGGTATCGTCTTCGATCTCAATCTCAAACTTATCCTCGGCTTCGGCTTTGTTCTCCACCTCGTCCGGGAACTTGAAATCTTCCTTGTCCATTTGTTTCTCCTTTGTTAAGCCCGGCTGATGCCGCGCGGATCCTGCACAACGGCTTCCACAACGTCGTCATTGATGAGTCGGAACTCTTGACCGTGGATCTTCAGCCTTGTGCCAGTGTTCGGACGGGCGAGAATAAAATCTCCTTCCTTGCACCATGGACCATTTGGGAATCTCTTTTCGTCTTTGTAACAATCAGGTCCCATTTTCATCACAAAAAAGACAGTAGCTAGCACCTTCTCTTCGTACAGGGTTTGGTCTGCTTTGACGAGGCCGCTGTCAAACTTGTCTTCTACCTCCGGCAAAGCCACCAGAATGTGGTAGCCCGTAGGCTCTGGCAGTTGCTTTGCTTTCTCCTCGGCTGTTTCTGGCAGCGTCGAAGTTTCGCCATCTTGACTGGCGATTAGTAATTCACTCATCGGAAAACTCCATTTTCTTGGCAAGGTCTAGGATGTAACCCTCTGCAATTGAGAGACCTCGGATCTCACCACAGAGTTTCTGGTACTCAGCGTAGTCATGCGCCGCGCTGTTGGACACGGCTTCAACCACCTGTTCGCGCTTGTCACGTACTTGTTTGAGAAGTATTTCAAACGCCTTTTCCATAAATTAGTCCTTCTTTTTGGCCGGTTGCTTCGGTTGTGGACGGTTCATCTCGGCCTGATCTTTGGCGATCTGCATGCCAACACGGATACCTTCCAGTTCCATTTTGGCTTCCATGTCTGCCTTGTCTTTGGCCGACTTGGCACCAACCTGCATGCCAGCGATCTCTTTCTGCGCGGCGATGCGCTCTTCCTCGATGCGGATTCTGTCCGCCTTCTCGGTAGCTTCCACCACCAACTTCTGCTTCTTGAGTTCCAGCTCTTGCCCTTTGAGCATGAGTTCCTGCTGCTGCATCTGGACTATTGGATCCATCGCCGCCTGCTGCGCCTGTTTCTGCGCCATCTCGGCCTGATCCTTCTGCAACAACTTGCCAGCAGCGGCCGCCATCATCCGAGACACTTCGACTTCCAACTCCGGTGGCAACTCCTTGTCCATCTCCGGTAGTGGAACGCCCAGCATCTCTTCGATCTGCTTCCTGTACTCGAACGCCACATGCTCATTGATATGAGCCATTAACGCCGCCTGCATCATCTGCGCGCGCGGGTTTTGGCCAATCAACATCGCAATCTTCGGATCCTGCATGGCCGACATGTGAACCTGAATGTGCGCTTGATGATCCTGGTAGATGAACGCCTTGACCGGCTTGCCATTCAACACCGCCATGTTTTCGGACACAGGGTCTTTTGGCTTCTGATCTTCTGCCGATGGAACGAGCTTGCCGACGTTCTTAATACCTAGAACCTCTAACATCTGACGGTTCAACTCCACCATGTCATAGATCTGTGGGTTGACCTGCGCCATCTGCATCACCGCCTGATACTGCACTACCTTCTGAGCCATCGTGGCCGAGTTGGGATCAGAAACAGGGATGACATCGACATCGTCGTAGTCCGACTTCTTCGCACGAGGCGATCCTTCTGTCGGTTCGTACGAATACTCATCCGGCGTGTAGTCCCGGATGATGTCCTTCAGCAGTTTCAACTCCTGTTTCATCGCGTAGTGGATACGCGCCTGCACCGCCGACATGACCTTTAACGTGCGCTCCAGAATCGCCAACGTCGTTCCAACCGGTGAGTTGGCCGACATGTCAGCGATCTTGAGGTCAGCCGCCGCAGCAAATCGGCGCCCTTCCTCAACAATCTGGTTCATCAATCCAAGAAGAACTTGGCTCGGCTCTTTGTACGGAAGTGGGAGGATGTTGTCTCTGATCGTGCCGGCCGCGACGTCCACATCTCGGAACTCGCCGGGTGCAATTGGAGTGTCATCTCCTTTGACTCGCATGCCCTTAGTTTTAAGACCGCCAGGCAGATTCGATAGAGTCCCAGCGTCAACCAGCTGACGAATAATAGAAGTACCAGACTTAGCGAAAGCACCGATAAGATGAATAAGGCCGAAGGCATAGAATCCAAAGCCGGGGATATATGGGTAGTGAACAAAGTGGTTCCTCTTCTGATAGGTCTCATCTTCCGGCCGCCAGTTCCGTCTGATTGCTAATACCTCCTGTGACGTCTTCTCTATCGTCACGATGTAAGGCAACCCAATCTCAGTCGGCTTGCCCTTATCATCCTTATCTTCGTACCCCGGCAGATCCAGATACACCTGCATCTCAAGGATCTTGTAGCGGTCATCCGTCGTCGCCCGAAAGCCCATCTTCTCGGCGATACTCTTCTCAATATCGTCTAGAACATTCTCCGGCTCCGGCAGATCAATGTCCCGGTAGAAGCCAGCAACCATCAGGCGGCGTAACTCATTCTTCGTCTTTCTCATCACGTGAGTTACACGCGGTGCCGACTCCAAATTACTCGCCCCGTACGGAACCACCACGTCTTCAGCCGGTACAAAGATAGATACCTGTCTGCCGAGAGAAGGATCGTAGTACACCTTCTTGAACGCATTCCCTGCCAGCCCCAAGCCCCACAACATGCGCTCATGTTCAGGCCGGTATTCGGTCATCACCTCTGTTAACTGGTAGTTCATGTCATCCCGAACCCGCTCGGCCGCATCTTTCTTGCCGGGTGTTTCTTTGCCGACGATCTTTGTCTTCACCGGACCGGATGCCGGGAAGGTTTCCATAATTGTCTCTGCTTGGAACTTCACCAGCGCTTCTGATAACAGTGGGTGATACACACCACACGCGCCTTCCCATGGTTCTGAGCGCTCCTCGATCTTCATGCCCAGCAACTCTAGGCCGTCGACGTAGGTTTTCATCCAGTCCTTGCGGGAATCCAGATCATCTTGGAAGTCACTCAACAGATCTGATGCCAACGACTCCAGTTCGTCCGTTTCCATCTTCTCGGCCAGGTTTTCAGCGAACTCATCGTCCTCTTCTTCCATGTCCATCACCAGTTTCAGGTCGCCTAGCCCAACAGTTACCGACTCTGGATCCTCGATCTCAATCTCAATCGACTCATCCTCCATCCCGTCGTCCAGCCCGGCCGGTAATTGGTACAGCGCCTTGTCTATATTTGTCGCCATGATCTGTCCTTAGTAGTAAACCCGCTTGCGGCGGTGAAGCGGCTCGTCTTCCTCATCAGAACCTAGCCGCAGGAACCCGCCCTGTCGAAATCTCATCAACGCCTGTACGCCAGAGTCGACCAAATCGTCATGTTCTGCGTTCGGAAACCGCGCAAACTCTTCGATTACGTCCTCTGCCCACCGTTTGTCAGGCGCCCACACTTTACCGGAAGAAAATAGGTCTGTAACGCTGTTCAGACGCACGAACTTGTCGTTGCCGCGTGTCGGTGTGAAGTCCTGAACCATCACGCCCATCTTTCTCAGCTCAAATATCAGCGGCGCACCCGCTGCTTTGGCTTCAATAATGCAGGCATCCGGCTCCCAGTCGTCGTACATCTCCTTTGCCTTCGCTTTTAGGTCAGGAAACTCCACCTTTCCCTTCCACGCGTCCAGCAAAATGATGTTCACATCACTTTCATCCTCGTCTTTGTGAAAGACACCCCATGTCGTACACGCGGAATAGTCACTCCGCTGGTTTTTCGTGTACGCCGTGTCCCAAGATTGGATGATAAATTCACACGCAGGCGCTCTTTCTCCCTCCCAGAGCTGCCACCAGTCCCTTTTTACCAGCGCACCCTCTTCTCCCGTGGGCTTTTGCTGGTACTGAGCGTTCCATTTATAGGGTGGAAGCTCCTCTTTCAGTGCCAGAAGTTCATTTACAGGCCAAAATTCAGGCCAGAGGCTGTTCCCCGACGGCAAAATGGCTGGAAACTCCACCACTTCCCACTCGGTTGCGTCAGATTTCAGCACTCGGCCGGTCAAATCCTTGTCCGACCAGCGCGTCATCACCACCACAATCGCCCCACCCGGCTGCAAACGCTGCCGAGGACCAGATGTGTACCATTCATACACACTGTCAAAGACCGTCGGATCTCCTTGCGCCAGCCTCGCTTCCTGTTCCGAATGCGGGTCATCTATTATTAGTAGATCCGCACCCTTACCAGTGACCGTACCTCCAACCCCGATAGCGAAATAGTCTCCGCCGTGAGAGGTTGCCCACCGGCCAGCCGCTTTAGAGTCGGCTCGGAGTCCCACATTCGGGAAGATCTTGCCGTAGTGTTCGCTATCTACCAGGTTCCTGACCTTCCGGCCAAACCCCACCGCCAGTTCGGCCGTGTTCGACGTCTGTATCACCTTCTTCTCCGGGTTCCTACCCAGATACCACGCCGGCAATAAGAAGGAGGCGAACTCCGACTTCGTATGTCGCGGCGGCATGTTGATGATCAGCCGCTTTAACTTCCCTTCCGCGATCTCTTCGAACTTCTTTGCCATGATGGCGTGATGTCTTCCGTGAATAAATCCCGGCCACATCTCTTTCACAAACGACATGAACTTGCCCTGCGCCCGTTCTCTGACGACCGCATCTCGGTACTGACCCACCTGCTCTAACAGCTTCTCCTGCTCCGCCGCCGGCAGCTTGCCTATCAGTTCACTCAAGTCCACGGACTATTCGCCCTCTCTCTCATTCCCACAACAGACAGACTCTCTTGTTTCACAGGCTTGTTCAACCGCTTCTGTATCTTCGCCAGCGTTGGATAAATACTCACCGGCCGGTAGTACTTCCTCCCAGCCTTCTCCGCCCGGTAGACCTGATACAACAGCCGAAAGGCATCCAGCATCAACTCTTCGTCATATGTCATTCTAAATTCCGGAACTGTATGTAAACGGGACGAACACTCCTATAACCACCCTTCACTCTCTTCAACACCCCCAACTTCACTAACCTCGCAATAATCTCACTCGTATTCCCCATCCCCGCCTTCCCACGTATCCGACAGATATCCCGAATAGACGGACCAAACCCGTACTTCTTCCACCACTCATCTATCACCAAAAACACTTCCTTCTGCGCCGGCGTCATCCCTACCCCCAAACACTCCTCATACGTCCTCTCCCGACGACGCATCACCATTTCTCGATTGATCTGTATATCTGGCATAAAACTTGCTGCTGGTAACGGTTACCAGACTCAAAATGACAACATTGCTTTTTTCACAAAAAATATCCCCCCCACCTATCTCGTTTCCGCAGGTGACGGGGGGTCTTCGCTGGGATCGGAGTCGCTGGGTTCGGGAATATTTGGGGATGGTTCGAGTTCATTACTATGTACATGCGCGTCGGAGTCCCATTCTGCATTTGGGGGTGTACCCGCCCCGTGGGGTTCCGGCTCTGACAATTCCGCCAGCAGGGAATTCGCGTCGACGTCGACCGCATCGGCCGTGCCGAGCATCATTGTCTTGAGTTGATCGAGTATCTGCGCGCGCAGTTCACCGGAATCCTTGACGTGTTCGACCCGCTTGGTTTCCCTGAATGCATCAACGCCGACAAGCTGCCCGATACTGCGCACCGCTTGCACACGCGTTGCGGCCTTTTCCTCGGGATTTGTTGCTATTTCGGCCAGTGTTGAAATGACAATAGAGCGCAAGCCTGTAGCAGAATGCAACGCAGCCAGTTCATTTGCCCTCTCTATCCGTTCTATTTCCAAAGCAATACCCGAGTGCTGTTTCAATACTGTCGCAGCGTTTCCTGCTGTTTTTGGTTTTGCTGTTGGGCTATACGCTTGCCGGTAAGCCTGCGCACCGGTAGCACCGAGCGCAACCTGTTCGGCAAACTTCTTTTGCTTTGCGGTCAATGTTCCTTTTGGCACTCGCATTGCCTGTTCAATCCCACCGCTTGCGCTTATATGCGCCCTTACTGATTTTCTGTTCATGCTATGCCGCTGTTCGCTTTCGCTCACTTACCGCCGCCGACCCGCAGCCGCGCCCTATTGCCGCGCAGAGTACAGGAACGGAAGCGGAAGATCAAGACTATCAATCCTGGCCGACTGATAGCAACCCTATCGCATCCTGGCACTTGATTGATAAATACAATGTGATAATGCAATATGTCACCCTTGACTTATATATTGCATCGTCTAATATCCCTTCCATGCGCTGCACCCTGTAGCGCGCTTCTGAAGGATGACTATGAAAGTTTGCATTCAAGACCTAACCACCGGTAAAGCGTTAAACGTCACCGACCTAGTGATTGATACGTTGGAACTTGGTGAATCAGGTTATTCCATGCTGAATGAAGAAAACCCGACTCTGTTAGCGCAAGCAATAGACGTTGCCGCCGATATCGCTCGCAACGAGTTCGGCCACGATGAAATCGACGCATATACCACCGCTTGAAAGGCCGACCATGCAAATCATTATCAGCACCCGCGCAGAGCAAGCCGCAGCCGATATCACGCCCGACCAGCGCGCACTTGTACGCCGTTGGACTGACTTTTGCCAAGATAACGCCTTGCGCCGCGCAGCCCTGTACGTTGACTATCAGCGCACCCGCCAGACAAGCCGCTGGAAGGATGAGCCGCGCAGCCGCCCTTTTGTAGTACGCCGCGCAAGCGACCTAGAAATCATTAGCACTTCAAAAACCCTGACCGGTGCATTACGCATCGCGCAGGAACTTGCCACCACCGCCTGAGAGGAACCGCCGCCATGACATTTTTTCGCAACTACGAGCGCGCTGTAGCAATCCGCAACGCCAACGCCGCCGCCGATCCTGATTGGCAATATGTCTTGCACTTGGTATCGACCCGCCGCATGAACCGCAACGTGTGGGTTATTGAAATCCACGACGAAGACGGAATTCTGATCGGCACTTTATAAGGAACCGCTGATATGAAAATTACTGACATTACCCGCGCTTACCACCGCAATGGCGTATGCGGAGAGCCTTTCCAAGTTGCAACCTTCACCATGCAAGAAAACACCGACCCGCCCCGCAGAATGGTCGCCGTTCGATTCGCCGATGACGATTCAGGCGAGTGGAGTAATCCACGCATCGCCGTTTTCGACTTGGCCTTACTCGCGCAAGGTGAAATTGAGTTCACCGTTAATAGCTGGAGAGGCGACCGCTTCGCCGACCATCTCGACCCGCATTTTTTCCCAAAGGCCGACCATGCAAACCTTGCTTGAGATGCTAGCCGGTGCGATTGGCGCGCTGTTTCTTTGGTTTTTCTTTTTTGTGCTTTTTCTTTTCTGATCGGAACCGACCATGCTAATTAACTATCACGCGAAAAACGACCGTCAAGGCTGGCACCTAGTCTGCAGCTTTCCGATTGATTCCGATCAATGGGGCAAAACCGACCGCTCATTTATTGACGAGATGCTGAAAAACGGCCACCAAGTAATCACCTGTGGCTGGAATATGTGGGAAATCGCACCCGACCATTTACAGCAGCAGGAACCGCAGCAGACCCGACCATTAGCACCCGCAGCCGCCCGCCCGATTAACTTCGGGCAGCAACCACTCGACCTATAAGGAAACCGACCATGCAAACCGAAAAAGATCAAATACTCGCCGCCCTCACACGCTGGATTCATAAACGGCCAAAGCTTGAATATTGCAATTATGGCGACCCGACCGCTTACCGCAGCGAAGCCCGCAGCATTACACGCGACCTACACCATGCCCGCGAAATGCTCCGAGCCGTTAGCTGGCGCGACAATATCACCGCCGACGATTTACTAGCCGCCGCCCGCGCAAATTACGCTGGCCGACTGTCGCTAGTCAAAACCGACTCAGGTTACACCGTTGACTATTGCACCGGCCAATACTGGCCGACCGAGTATCGCCGCGCGGTTTGCGCCGTTCTAGCTTCTGCGCTTTGGGATAGGTTCCGCGCAGACTTGCCCGCAGACCGCAAGACAGGCGACGAAATCAGACGCAACGCCCGCCGCCAATTATCGCGCTCAGTAGCAAAACGCTGGTTCAACTAATGAGGTTATCAAAATGAAAATTACTATCCGCTGCGACAAAAATTATGGCGTTGAAACCTTTTACCCCGCCTGTGAGCGCGCGCAATTGTTCGCGCGTATTGCCGGAACTAAGACGCTC